TCCTCCACCAGCGCCCGCAAGGTCACCCGGCTCGCGCCCTCCGCCTCGGCCTGCGCCACCAGCCCCTCCAGCATCGCCGTCATCTCCTGTCCTCCAGCCCCAGCACCGCCCGCTTTTCCGCATCGGTCAAAAATCCGGCCGCCGAAACCTGCGCCCACAGCCGCTCCCGGTCTTCCGACAGCGCCGGCACCGCATCCCGGTCCACCCGCACCTCCAGCTCCGGCCACCAGTGCCGCAGATGCGCCGACAGCGCCTGCAGGATACGCCCCGTCAGCGGCAGCAGCGTGAGGCGCCACAGCGCCACATTGGCCTCCTTGTAATTGGAATAGGTCGCATCCCCCGCCAGCCCGAGCAGCAGCGGCGGCACCCCAAAGGCCAGCGCAATCTCGCGCGCCGCCACGTCCTTCAGCCGCGCAAAGTCCATCTCCGCCGGCGTCAGGCTCAGCGACTGCCAGCTCAATCCGCCCTCCAGCAGCATCGGCCGCCCGGCATTTGCCGCGCCTGCAAACCCGCTCTCAATTTCCGCCTTCAGCCGCTCGAACTGCTCGGCACTCAACGCCGATCCATCACCAGGCTGGTACACCACCGCGCCCGAGGGCCGCGCCGCATTGTCCAGCAGCGCCTGGTTCCAGCGCGACGCCGCATTGTGCAGCGCCACCGCCCCTTCCGCCGCCGCAAGACACCCCGTCCCATAATGGTCATCCAGCGGATGAAACCCCCGGATATGCAGCAGCCCCGTCTCCTCACCGGCACTTTCAGCCGCATAACGGGTCACATTGTCACCAGCCCGGTACACATAAGCCTTGGGCCATCCCTGCGCATCCAGCTCCACCGTCACCCGCTCAGGCCGCAGCGCATAAAGCGCCGCCGGCAGCCCGTCCGCCCCGCACGCCACCTCCACATAGGCATTGCCATGCAACAGCAACTGCGCCGCCAGCGTCTCCATCAACCCCGTGCCAGACGCCCCGCACCCACAGCTCGCCAACAACGCCAGCGCCGGATGCCCAGCCGGACTGGACACCAAAGGCGCCCCGCCCGCCCCCTCGCTCACCAGCCGAACCGCCCGCGCCGCCACCGGATTGGCCAGATACGCCGCCCGCACCTGCGCCTCATAACTGCGCGGCGCCCGCGCACCCCCCGCCAGGGGCACCGCCCAGGACGGCACCCGCGCCCGCCCCGGCCCGTCCGCTTTCGTCCGCCAGAATGCCAGACCCATCTGCGTATCTCCCTGAATAAACGGAAAGAGGCCTCCGGCGGCCGGGGCCTCAGGTCCCGGACCCCGAAACTTCGGTCCCGCCATGTCTTGCGCGGCCTGATCTGCGCCGCAGGCCTTACTGCACTTCGCGCGGCCCAAACCTCCGACGTTGCGCCAAAGCTCCAGTCTCGGGGTGCAGGGGACAAGTCCCCTGCGCGCCGGAGGCCCCTCTGCCCACTGGCGGCCCTTGCCCTAAATCCGCCGCACCCCGGGCCGTGCCGCCTCCGGTCCCAGCATCAGGGCAGACAGTGCCCACACCAGCGCGTCTGCCCGGTCGGGGGACACCCCTGGCCCGGCGTAGATGCCGTTCAGCAGCAGCCCGCACAATTCATCCTCAAGCGCCGGAAACGAACCTGAATGGAACACCCGGCCCTCGCCATAGAGGCTTGCCACCGGCTCGGCGCGGGCCACCTTGCCGCGTGCTGCGCGCACGGTTTCCAGCGGCAGCCTTGCATCCACTGCTTTCAGCAGCGCCACCACCATGTCGCCACCATTGTTGATTTCGGCAATCACCCGGTCGGCCTGCCACCGCTCGGACGCCGCCACCACGGCCCGTACCCAGCCTTCTGGCCGGCCGCCCGCCACCGAGGCATCTTCCAGCACCCAGCCCTGGCCGCCGCCGTCGATCCCGGCCACCACGATCCCGCACACGCCGTTCGCGCCCCCTGCCGGCGGGTCCACGCCCACCACCACGCGCACCAGCGCCGGCGTCGTCAGCCGCCGCTGCGTTTCCAGCAGTGCCCGTGACCAAAGCGCGCCTTCCAGGCTCTCCACCAGCTCGCCGTCCAGTTCCTGCCGGCCAGTGAAGCTGCCGCCAAAGCGGGCTTCCAGTGCCGCCAGAAACGCCGCCGGCAGATTGGCCCTGTTGTCCCGCATGCGCCCCCGCGTCACCACCACGCCCGGCTCCACCAGCAGCCGCCGCAGCCAGTCGAGCGGCAATGGCGTGGTGGTCAGCAGCAATTGTGGCCGCACCCCCAGCCGGGTTGAAAGCCGCAAGTTGGTCAGCGTCTCGTCCGCCCGCGGCCAATGCGCAAACTCGTCTCCCCAGCCAAAATGAAACTGCCCACCTCTTAACCCATCCGGCTCCCCGCCTGAATAGAGCCGCGCCACCGAGCCATTGGCCCAGGTCAGCTTGTGCAGGCTGGGGTGGTAGCGCAGGCCCATGTCCGACGGCGCCCGCGCCAGCAGTCCGGATTCGCCCTCCACCATCACGGCACGCGCACTTTCAAGGCTCACGCCCACCAGCGCCAGCCGTGTCCCGCCCGCCCGCGCCTTTTCCAAAATCCACTCGGTCCCGGCCCGTGTCTTGCCAAAGCCGCGCCCGGCAAGGATGGTCCAGATCGACCAGTCATCCGCCGGCGGGGTCTGCGACAGCCGCAGACGCCCCAACCCGGTCAGCGCCAGCTCCAGCGTGCGCCGGTCCCATTTTTGCGCCAGTGCCTCGCGCTCACCATGCGGTATCAGCGCCCAAAGCTCCGCCACCGAGGCTTCCGCCTGCCCCATCAATCCGTCCCCTCATCATGCTGTCAGTCCTGGGGAATCCCGGGTTCGTCCCGGCCAGCCTGCCGCCGCGCCAGCGCCCTGATCTCGGCCCGCACCCGCGCCACCTCGTCATCGGCCACCGGGGATCGACCATCCGCCACCGCAGCTCCCACCAGCGCGCGCCGCTGCAACACCGCCAGTGCCAGCTTGCTGTCCAGCAACCGGGCAGAAGCCGGCACCCCGTCCTCAGAGGCGAGCAGACGCATCAGCACCCGTGTCTCCACCAGTTCCCAGGCAATATCCACCGCCTGCGCCCACCCCTGCGCAAACTCCGCATCCGCCCCGCGCAGCTCCAGCGCCGCCGCAAGCGTCCGTCCCACATCCTGCGCCGCCAGCCACGGATCCCCGGTCGCCGCCAGGCAGGCAAGGAACCGGCGCCGGTCGCGCCGGCACCAGTTCGAATTCGCCACCGTCATCCCCGCCCTCCAGCAACCCCACCAGCCCGCCGTCCGGGCAGATTTCTGAAGCGTGCCAATCTTGTACCAATTACCGTTGCGCTTGTCAACATTAAATATCCTATCTGGTAAATTTAGGATAAGGGTCTTTACGCCTCCCGCGTAAGCCGGCACTTGGGTCTGCCGCAGCGGAGATGTCGACCATGCCCCCCATCCTCAAGCTCGCCCTCAGCACCGGCCTGCTTGCCGCGCTCGCATCACCAGCCATGCTGCTGGCGCAGGACAATGCTCCCGGCGCGTTCGAGCGGCTCTATCCAGCCCATCTCTTCGCCCGCCCCCTCAATGCCATGGCCCGCAACCGCGCCAGGGTGCCGGCCCTCAACACCATGGCCTATCAGGACAAGCCCGGTGACCCGCGCCCGCTCGGTCTTGCACGCCCGGATGCCGATCATCTCCATGCCACTGCCTGGCTGGACCTCAGCACCGGCCCCGTAATCCTGGAACTGCCGGCCATGGCCGGGCGCTACCATTCCGTCGCCATCACCAGCATGGCCACGGACCTGCTGGCCCTGCTCGGCACACGCACCGGCAGCCAGGGCGGCCGCTATGCGCTTGCCAGCGTCGATTACACAGGCCCGTGGCCGGAGGGGGCGACGCCGCTGCGCCTCGGTTGCCGCAGCTGCCGGCTTGTCGCCCGCCTGCTGGTGCGCGGCCCGGATGATCTGGAGTCCGCGCGCGCGCTCTTGGCCGGCATCACCCTGCAGGCCGACGCCACCCCCGCCCCGCCACAGCCCACAGACTGGCGAAGCACCGTCAACATGGTCATCGTCGAGGAAGGCTCGGCCTCGCTCATCGGCCAGAAGGCCGCGCAATTCCCCGCACTTGCAGAAGAGGAGGGCTGGCGCGACTCGCGGCCCGCGCTGGAGGCCGCATTCCGGGACACGCTGGCCAGCGCCCTGCCCCGCGTCAACGGCTGGGGCTATCCACCCGTCACCATCACCGACAGCAACGCCGATGATCTCACCCGCGCCCAGATGGCCGAACTCGCCCCCGATGCCCTGCCCCGTGTCGAACTGATGGAGCTGGAGACCGATGAGGACGCCGATGGAAAACCGCTTGAAGGCCGCAACGCCTATCGGCTGCGCCTGC